TCTAGATCCCACTCTACAAACCAAAATATATTCGGTATTACACCTGAATCTTCCTACTCCTAATCCGTTCTTTTTCCATGTCCACAAAATAATGGGTTTAGATCCCCATGATTCGGCAACTTTATATCACCAATCTACGTGTTGTGCTAAACACCAGATGTAGATATGAGCTTGTGCCGCAATCGGGGGTTTAATCGCACATATTTCATCTAACGAAAGTGTTTTATAGTGTATTTGTGGACTTCCTTTCGGAGCTTTTCCATTAATCACGCTCATTGTCGGCGTCCATGGTGGATCTACTACGATTGTCTTGAATTGAACGTCTGGAAAAGGCAACACGACAATAAATAATAGTATAATGGCAACAAAAGAGCGTAATCAGAACATAGTCGTGGGAGATGTCGTAAATTTACGTATCTTTTCCTTGAATTCAAACTCTTATACAAATCTTCAATCTATAGAGCAAGTTAATATTTATTACCTTGACCCTACGGCCAAATCAGACATCAATCCAGATGGCAGAACTTTATTCACCACTATCGTTCCACCCAACATCATCCAAGACGATACTGGAAAATACTCAATTCAAATCACCGTAAGTACGCCGCAGTTTGTTATCGGTGAATACATTGACCAGTGGACAATAATTTACGATGGAACCAGTAACTGCCCCGCAACAGTAGAGAACAGGTTTAAGATATATCCGAACCTATGGGTTGTTGCCGATAAGCCTTTAATTTATGACTTTGAATTTAAATTTACGCCGAACAGAATTACATCTGGATCAATAAAATACATAACGGCAAATATTAAACCGATAGTTCCAAACGGAACAACTCTAGAGAAATACTACGAAAGTGTGGCTGCAACATCTAGTATGACTATATCAATCATACAGAGATGCGGCAAATGCATTCCTCAAGAAGAAGACTTGAGAACGATTGTTGATGCCGCTGCAATGACCTTCACAAGCGGTAGTTCTGCCTATTATTTGTTAGACACCACAGATATGGCTTGTGGTATTTACGATGTGTTTTTCACACTCAATTTCGGCGATACCATCCAGAGAAGCAACAGAGGACAACTGGAAATATACAATTAATCAGCAATTATACGCTTGTTTCCATCGTAATCAACAACAATTTCTTTGATAGGAATGTCGTTCTTTATCCAATAGCATTCATCTGATGCTTCGCATACCAATTCCAGCATTTCTCCCTGATAAACGACATTGACGCCGCAACTCTTCTCTTTCTTGTTGTACAGCGGGCATTTCCCACAAATTTGCTTCATAATCTAGCATAGTATTGACGATGAATATAATATGATTGTATCTATATCTGCCAGATGTAAGGCGGGAAAAACCACGTTAGCCGACCAGTTAGTCCCCATGGGCTTTACTAAAGCTAGTTTTGCTGATAAACTCAAGCAACTTGTGGGGGATCTTTATAATTTAAATAAGGCTGACCTGTCAGATGTTAAAAAGAAAGAGCAGAAATTAGACATTCCGCTTAAATGGAATATATCTACGGCACTTAAACTAAGTTCAATGTTAGGCATCCCCCCGACAATCTGGGAGAAGAACTTAGAATTCTGGTCCATTAGAGATGCTATGCAAATAATCGGTACAGAAATACTCCGAAAATATGATAATGATTTTCATGTTAAAGAACTCAAGAAGCAAATAACGCCAGATCAAAACTGGGTAATAGATGACGCTCGTTTTGTTAATGAACACAAGATGTTCAAAAAATTGAACGCCCACTGTCTTTTTGTGGTAAGACCGAACTTTGAAATTTACTACAACCACGAGAGCGAAACAAGTCTTAATAGAACTCATTTTGAGTACGTATTAGTTAACGACGGCACCAAAGAAGTGTTAATCAACAAATTCAAAAAATTCATAAATGGAATAGGCAAATTTGAATTTTCAAGAGCAGATATTGTAGATGCACTTAAACATAAGAAGCCTTCTCTAGCGTTAGGTTGTACTAATGCATACCTGAAGCAAATGACCGACGCTTATCTAATTTATAAGCCCGACAGGGAATATAATGGTTTGTTTATAACTAAAAATAAAGAATCTAATAAATGGTTTGACGTAGTGAAACAAGGCACGATCACAATAGTTCAGGGTAAAAAAAGATGGTCTATAAAAGTTAATCAGCAAGTCAAAGACTTCGCTAAGGCAATAGAGTATAAAAAGGAAATCAAAGAAAATCTTGTTATTAGGTCGCCTTATTTCATAGATGACCTAAAGTTATTTAACTACTCTTGATTTGACTCAATTAGCAGTTGAGCAATACCCTTTTCTGTTTTAACCACAAATTTCCAACCACGTGGATTACAGTATTCCACACAAGCTTCCCACTTAGCCCTATTTTGCTTGGAACTAGTCTGCTTACTAGGTTTCACTTCCCATATTTCAACGGCTCCATCAACAAAATCTACCTTAATATCAGGATAGTATTTCCTGTGCTTGGTGCCGTAAAAATAGGGCACATAAAACGGCTCTACCCGGTATGATACTACTCTAGGCAACTTCTCAAGGCACTCATATATCTTCCTTTCATAAGAAGACCTGTAATGCATGGGCATACCGTGATTTTTAGTAGAAATCAAGTACCCTTCTTCAAATTTTAGTTTCTTACGTTTCTTAGTCCCGAAATCCTTCCAAACCATAACTTTCATCTGCATATTAGCAGGAATTGGTTCATGAGGATGACAAACCTTAAAATGAGATCTAACATCACGAACAGGGGCCGAACATCGTTCGATGGGACATTTTATCCATTCCCGACCTTCTTCGTGCTCATCAATAATATGCTCTTTATAGGCACTATACTCATTGAACTTGAATTCAACCCCGCAACAGAAGCATGTATATTTCCTCTTTTTATCATCGCTACTAAACGGCAGAGTCATGAAACTATATATAATATGGATTTTAAACAGTTCGTCAATGAGCATATACTAGGGACGTTTGACAAGAAACTTCAGGTTTCTCCGTCAGAATTCATGAAACAATTCATTGTCATTAATCCTCCCATGAAACTAAAAAGTGCCACTGGAGAAGTAGATGATATCAAAACTCCTACGAGATTTAAGATCATAGGATACGGGAAGAATTATATCAGAATTAAAGATATCGGCTTCGGCCACTTTCCATACGAAGAGAAGAGTCCTAATGCTGGAAAAGTATACACAATTCCTGGAAATGGAGTAGACTTATTCCTTAAGCCACCCCCAGGAATGTCTGATTCTGGTGGAATGGGCGGAGGTTTAGGAAGTCCGCCTTTTCCTAACAAAATTTGACGACAATTCACTAAATAACTTAAGTTCAACAATTTATAGGAAATAAACCTAATGGCAAATACAATTCTAAATGATAAGCGTGCATTTAACCCAAACAACATCCTACACAATGGTGGGTTTGACCTTTGGCAGAGAGGCACTACACAGGGCGGGACATATACTACTGCCACCACAGGAGCTGGTAGTGCTAACGTTTCAGCACTCACAAACGTTGTTACTAACATTCGTCCAAGCATGACCGTCACTGGAACCACAGTTGGTTCTAGCAAGACAGTTTCTTCACTAACATCTAACACCGCAATCGTTATGAACTCTGGTTCAGGTGCTACATTAGCCACAGCCACAGCAACCGTTGCCTTCGGTGTTCCAACCGACACTTACATGTCTGACCGTTGGTACGTTCTAACTCAGACAAGCGGCGTTGCTTGTGCAAGAGATGCTGGCGATCAGTCAGAATACAGTTGCAAGATTACTCAGAACGCAATTGGTGCCCCAGGCAACCAGCGTTTCGGTCTTGCTCAGATTGTTGAAAACAAAGACACCGTTGACATGCGTGGTAACTATGTTTACTTCCAGTGCCGTTTCCAGACTTCAAACCTTCAGCCAGTTTACGCTGCCATCCTTGAGTGGACTGGTACTGCTGATAGTGCTACTTCGGCTTTCGTAAATGACTGGACGAAATCCAGCCTTACATCTGGTCAGTTTTTCTCAAGCACTACGACAACCGTAACAGCCGTTTCTTCGGCCACTACGCCAACTGCCGTTAATACTTGGACCGACCTCACCGTTGGTGGACAGGTAAGTTCTTCTGCTACTAACCTAATGGTTTTCGTTTGGACTAAGGACACCGCTGCGACTGGCTTCGTTATGAAGGTCGCACAGGCTGGTTTGTTTAACTCACCCAATGCTGTTAACTGGTATCCTCGCCCACACCTAACCGAATCTGAACTTTGCCGCCGATTCTTTGAACGATTCAGTGCATCGGGTGCAAGTCAGGTACTAGGCGCTGGTTACGCTAATAGCACAACCTCCGCTAGAGTAATCCTACCCTTCTCGCCAAAGATTACTGCTCCTACCATCGCCTTCCAGGGCCTCGTTGCTGACCTAACAGTTGGCATCACCGCATCTGGTTCGGCAGTTGCTACAGCGGTGTCTGGAACTGCTGCATCTGGCTCAATGGGCCTTGTTACTGTGACAGTTGCTTCAGGTTTAACTGGTGGACAAGGTTTACATATTCAGGACTCAGGTAATGCCACACAGTGTGGTATTGAAGTCAGTGCTGACCTATAGTTGAACATAGGGAATTGATTTTAAAAAGCCCGACAAATTGTCGGGCTTTTTTATTTTACCAACAGAGTATATAAATTAGACATGAAATTCTCAGAATGGCTTAAAATCAAGGAAGATGCAGTGGCTGCTGCCGTAGCACCGTCTGGAACTACCACAAGTTCAATTGCGGCATACCCAAGGCCTGTTATGTTCTCCGTAAGAGGAGACATGTTCCCCAGAAAACATAAAAAAAAAGTCTAGACGAAATATCAGTCGTTAACCCAAATTTCTCGCCAACATTCACCACTCCTAGAAGCTCGTCCAAGAAACAAAAACTAGATTTTACAGCTGGACCAGTCAATGTCTATTTCGGACTGGACGGTAAAGCAATGGGGAGTGATGCTGACAAACTTGGCAGTATACTAAGCCGTACATCCGGGCACATGACTATTAAGAAGATGATAGTTCCTACCAATCTAGGCATCATGGGCAAAACAGCAGATGAAATAGAAGCCTTACATGAGTATCAGTCTAATGATATGTCTAATCAAGTAAGAACAGTTCTAGACAGTGAACAGTTTGCCATGTTTTTCGTGTGGAATGATGACATCTACGGGACCGGAGATAGCGGAAGGGTAATCTATGCCAATATGATTAAGCCTAATGATGATATATTAAACCATAAATATTTCTTTGCCACAAACCTAAGTGGCTTATTCCACGGCAAGACTTACCAAAGAGTGTTCGATACTAAAACAGCCAAAGACATTCAAGTAGTAACCAAAGACTACGTTTTCAAGAAGATAATGCATGGCGGAGAATAAACTTATAGTTCAGTGTAACTTCTGCGGATTTAAAGAAATACACGATAATCTGGACAAGTTCGTCAAAGCAGATGGTTGTGAAACGTGTAGCGGTAAGAAGGTTAAGTGTCCAAAATGTGGCAGACCAGCACCTGTTTATAAGATTTAAGCCAGTCTCCTTTTAATCACTTCACAGTACTCAGCAGATACATCACACACAATACATTGTCGTCCAGTATTAGCACAGGCTACGGCAGTAGTGCCACTTCCAGCGAATCCATCAAATACGATACCTCCGACAGGCGAAATACATGTAACAATGTGTTCTACTACACTTAATGGCTTCTGTGATGGGTGCAACATGTCGGAATTCAAGTCATCAACAATGTAGGTGTCATGTTTGTAAGAGAAGTCATCTCTAGTATTTGCAACATGCGTTGGCTCTCTGTCAAGCAAAATATCAAACTCTGAATCTAATCCCAATATATCTTTAAGCGGCTTATAGAACCTAGGAGTAGGTAGGCACCACGCAGGATCTCCAACTCTAGTCCACTTCATAACCAGTCT